TTATTGTGGCATTCATAGGTATAGTTGAAATCGAGTTGACTTCTTCAATTTCGGTTTTATTGTGATGCAGAATTTCAGTTCCACATTTCATGCAGAAATCTGATTCATCGGATATTTCTGCGCCGCATTTAAAGCAAAACATAACATTTCCTCCCATTATGTATTTTTTTCATTATACAGCGTATGGAGGATTTTGTCAAGAAAGGAGGCTGATATAATTGGCAATTGACGGCAGACTTAATTTCGATACAAAAATAGATACAAAAGGATTTTCCAAAGGTATAAACAGTTTAGGTAACCAGCTTAATAATCTCCGAAATATAGTTTTAAAAATGGGTGCAGCACTTGGTACTGTGTTCAGTGGAAAAGAAGCACTTGAAGCTGCTGCAGATATAAATGCTGCAAATTCTCAAATGCAACAGACTTTTGGAACTTTAAAATCTGCTGCAGATAATGCTATGAAAAGTGTTGCTGATAACAGTAGCATTCTTCAGACAAGACTTCAAAATGTAGGCACATCTATTTATGCTTTTGCTAAAACTACGGGTATGGATTCAGTTAGTGCTCTAAAAATGATGGAAGAAGCGTTGCAGGTAACAGCAGACAGTGCGGCATATTACGATCGAAGCCTTGAAGATACTGCAGAAAGCCTAAAATCGTTCTTGAAAGGCAACTTTGAAAACGATGCTGCTTTGGGTTTGAGTTGTACAGAAACTACGCGAAACACAGCGGCTAATAAACTCTATGGAAAATCATTTATGGAATTATCCGAAGCTCAGAAGCAACTTACACTATTGCAAATGGTCAAGGATGCAAATGCTCTTTCTGGAGCGGAAGGACAAGCCGCGCGAGAAGCAGACGGCTGGGAAAATGTCATCGGTAATCTGAAAGAGTCTTGGAAACAGTTGCTTGCTGTAATAGGACAGCCTGTTCTTTCTGGTGCTGTAACAGTTGTAAAAAACATAACAGCGGAATTGCAAAGTTTGACAGCTGTTGCTAATTCAGCAGTTAAAGCACTTTCTGAGGTGTTTGGAATTAAACTGATGAATACAACAGATGGAGTAGCTGAAAGTTCTTCGCAGGCGGCGGAAAATTATTCCGATATGGCAACATCGGCTGAAGCTACTGTCGAGGCTCAAGAAAATGCACTTGCAAGCTTTGATCAGATAAATAAGCTGGCGGACAACAGTTCCTCATCTGATACAAATGCATCGCCAGTGGTCGGTACTCTAAGCGGCAATACGATCTCCACTACTGTAGATGTTGATACATCTGATGCCGATAAAAAGCTTAAAGATTTTTTTTATTGGGTAAAATCATCTTTTAATACTATTTTTACGCCATTTAAACAAGCTTGGGATAAAAATGGAGTCAAGGTAACAGATAGTATGAGATTTGCTTTCGAGGGTGTATGGAGTATTATCAAAAGCATAGGCGGATCATTCACCGATGTTTGGAGTAACGGAACGGGCGAGCAAGTTTCTGAACATTTACTCGGTATATGGACAAACATTAATAATACAATCGGATATGTGTCACGCAATTTTTCCTCCGCTTGGTCTGATAGCAGTGGTACAAAAATTATTCAGGACATTCTTGATATTTTTAATGATATACTCGACACAATTGAAAACATAACGGCAGACACTGTTGAATGGGCGCAGAACATTGACTTCTCACCGCTCATTACATCATTGAAAATGTAACATCCGCATTAAAGCCTTTAACTGCCGACATATTTGACGGTATCGAATGGTTCTGGGATAATATTTTGCTCCCTATGGCATCATGGACTATAAGTACTTTGATACCAACATTTCTTAATTTGCTGGCGGCAGCTATAAAAGTTCTTGATTCAGCAATTTCAGCGTTAAAACCTATGGGTAAATGGCTGTGGGATAAATTTTTGAAGCCTATTGCAACATGGACCGGAGGTATTATAGTAGGCGCGTTGAAAGGTATTACATCAGCCTTAAATGGGGTTAGTGACTGGATAAAGAATCATCAGACTGCTGTCGAAAATTTTGTTGTTGTAGTTGGGACTTTGGGATCGGCATTTGCAATATCCGGAATAATTCAAGGCGTAGTAAGTGCATTTGCCGCATTGGCGGCAGGAACAAGTGTATTGACACCGTTAATTACTGCACTTGGTGTAGCAGTTAATTTTTTGACGAGTCCAATCACACTTGTATGTCTAGGAATCGGTGCGCTTATCGCTATCGGCGTATTGCTGTACAAAAATTGGGAAACAGTAAAACAGTTTTTTATTGATTTGTGGGACAGCTTTAAAATGACAATACAGCAATTTGTAGACTGGGTAACAGAGGTCTGGACATCAATTAAAGACTTTTTCGCCGGAATATGGCAAGGCATAAAAGATGTATTTGCCGTCGTGGCAGAATGGTTTACGGGAATTTTCCAAGCAGCTTGGGACGGTATTTTGTCTGTCTGGAATGCCGTTATAGGTTGGTTCTCAAATCTGTGGACAGGAATCAAAGACATTTTTTCTGCAGTAGGAAGTTGGTTTGGAGATATATTTACAACTGCGTGGACAAATATAAAATCGGCGTTTTCGGCTACAGCACAATTTTTCAGGGATTTGTGGACTGCAATAAAATCACCGTTTATTAAGGTAGCTGATTGGTTTAAAGATATATTTTCAAAGGCTTGGCAAGCAGTTAAGGACGTATTTTCGACTGGTGGCAAAATTTTTGACGGTATCAAAGAGGGTATAACAGGAGTATTCACAACGGTTGTAAACGGCATAATTGGCGGAATAAATAAAGTTATTTCTACTCCACTGGATTTTCTTAATGGCATACTTAATGATATTCGTGATATTGAAATAGCAGGCTTTACACCATTTGATGAGTTTTGGGACTATGACCCTATACCAGTTCCTCAGATTCCAATGCTCGCCACCGGCGCGGTAATTCCGCCGAACTCCGAGTTTCTTGCGGTTCTCGGCGACCAGAAACGCGGCACAAACCTCGAAGCTCCGCTGGATACGATCAAGCAGGCTTTGTTTGAGGCGCTTGCTGTTTACGGCGGAGCTGTAGGCAATCAGAAAATAAGCGTAACGATACCAATCGAAGTAAAGGGCAGAGTGCTGTCACAGATCGTTATTGACGATATAAATGATTTTATCAAGCGCAACGGCAAATCGCCGATAAAAGTATAGGAGGGATACTATGAAATCAAATGGATTGAAATTTGAAGAAGAAACGGTAGCCACTCCTGCTGAAATTACTTTTTGTAACAATAAAATCTGGTCGGGCAATGCAGGGCGCACCGCTAATTGTCTTATGGTCGGAGACATCAGGGCTATAAAGAAAACGGTCACTATTAAATGGTATCATCTCACAGGCGAGCAGACTGCACAGATAAATAAGTATATCTCAAATGTTGATAGCCCATTTTTTAACGCCACACTTTTGGACGAGACTTTTAATGAAATCAAAATAAGGGTCTATGCAGGAGATCCAAGCTATGAAATATTCGGCTGGGACGAAAAGCGGCAGTTTTGCAAAGGCGTTGCTGTTGACCTTATCATGCAGTAGGAGGCGGATATATGTATACAACAAGTACAACCGTCTCCTCACGCATCGAAAGCTACTGCCGCACATGGCGTATGTGGCTTGAAAACGACGAGAGCGTAATAATGGGGGACAACATAATGTCCGCTACCAGTGACGTGCAGTCAACGAGCCTCAGTGACGACATAGAGCTTGGTGCAGTGTGCTCACAGTCTTGGGCATTACAGATAAACGATGCTGAAACACGTTTCCTCGGCAAAGAGTATGACCTGTCCCTGTACCTTGCAGACCTCACAGGCGTGACCACCTACTCCACCCTAGAAGCCTACACCTACGCAGAACTTTCAAAGCTGACAGTGGAGCAGATAAGCAAGCTTGGAGAGGTGCTTGACGGAGAGAGAATACCTCTGGGGCGGTTCACCTGCGTGAAATCGAAAAAGTCGGGCGGAAATACTGAGGTCACTTTTGCGGATAGGCTTTACTTCTCCGACAAGACCTATGTGCCAAAGGTCAAGCTACCTGCGTGGTCAAAGGCTGTCGAGGACGACATATGCAAGCAGCTTGGACTGCAAAACGGCAACGACTACACCATCCCTGCAAAGCTCCGTGTAAAGGGCGGTGCAAGGCTTTACGGCAAGGGTCACATAAGGCTGAAAACTGCAAACTTCGACTTCAAAATAAGCTCTATACCCAAAGACACCACAATGCGGCAGATGCTCAGTTACATAGCTTCGGCACAAGGCGAGTTCGGTTTTGTTGACCGATACGGCAGATACGTCCGCAAATGGTACGGCTCGAGCGTGAAGATACTGGACAACAACACTATCGACCTGCCAACACTGGGAGAACGTCCGAATGTTTTGGCAGGCATTGTCTGTAAGGTCAGCGACAGCGAAACTCTGCGGCTGGGCAATACCACAGGCTCGGCAGGGCGTGTGCTGGAGTTTGAAAATCCATATATGACAATGTCGCTGCTGCGGTCATTGTGGCATAGGATAGGCGGCTTTTCGTGGTATACAACGGAGCTTTTTCACCGCCTTGGCGACCCACGATTTGACGTCGGGGACGTGATAACATACGTCAGCGAAAGCGGCGAAAGCTACGATATACCAATAACTAACATAGGATTCAATTTTGACGGCGGACTTTCAGCCGATATTTCTGCGGTGGGTCTGTCTGTGGAAGAACAGCTTTAGGAGGCGAGATTATGGACGAGAACGAGATAACAACTGTAGCTGATACGCAGGCGGAGAAAACTGCCGATACAGCAGACACAGGTCAGACAACGCCCACCACCGAGGAGCTTATCCAGCAGCTTACGGCGAGAGTGGCGGCACTTGAAGAAATAGTCGGCGAGGAGGAGTATGAGCTGCGGTACTCGGGCGAACAGACGGACGAGCTTTTAGACGGCGGTACAGCGGTGTTTCGTGCAAAGACAGCGGCGCAGATAGTAAGTCTTGTGAACAGGCTCTACCCACTGTATATGCGGTGGGGGTCTTTCACGGTGAATATGAAGGTCAACGCCGACAACGGCTCACAATGGACTTACAATACACGCACAGGCATGATACCCTCGGGGGTCACTAACCCTGCGGTGTTTATGGTGTGCGACTGGGGCAAAAAGCACTTCAAGTCGCAGAGTTTTCAATACAAAGTCGCAAGCAACAGCAGGGACATCGACTGGGAGGCATACCTTGAGCACACCTCAGACCAGGGCGGCACATACGCTTTCAAGGTGTACTATCTCATAGTCGGCAAAAATGCGGAAGGGGGAAGTATAGTTGGCTAGTTTCACGGAAAATCTCGGACTTAAAAAGCCCGACAGGTCGGACAGGTTCAGCATCGAGGACTTCAACGGCAATATGGATATTATCGACACTATACCCGATATGGCGAGCGGACAGAGCCTTGTGGGAGTGTCAGTGGGAGAAGCGTACGGAAATATAGGTATAACAGGCATAGCGGAGGCGGTCGAAGATGAAAATATATGAGGGCACAGACGGACTGAGAGGGCTGATAACAAAGCTTATCGAGGTGTGGGACTTTAAAAAGATAGTCTATGAGGGCGAGGGTGCAACACTCAGCACGAATGATGTTGTATTCAATCTGTGGGTCACTGATGAGGTGTTTCTGTCTGGTCAGTTCAGCGACACAGAGGAACACGGCTGGCTTGACCTCGATGCACAAACAAATAATCTAGTATGTCCTTGTG